AGACATCTTTTTGTTCGTCACTTAGGAAGTCTAAGTGTTGTACTGACCCATCAGCCTTTTTTATACTATCCCAAGTCTCTTTATTATCTCGACCCATAGTGTCTAATAATTCTTTCAACACTGGATTTTTTATAGTTACCTTCATCTTAGCAACATCCTTAACATAACAGTTAGACCAAATTGGTTCAATAGATTGTGATACCTGACCAAGAATAAATGAGCTTGAAGTAGTTGGTGCTACAGCAAGAGTGGTTGTATTACGTCTACCATAGCCTTCAAGTATAGGCGCTTCACCAAACTGGTCAGCTAACTCCACAGATGCTTTGTCTGCTCTCTCACGAATCGTCGACCAGATAGTACCATTAACCATCTTTGCCTCCATGGACTCAAACGCTATCATGTTCTTTTGCAGATACGAATGCCATCCTAACACTCCAACACCCAATGCTCTATGATTAAGAGCAAAGCGTCTCGGTGCATTCATAAACTGCATACCTTCTGTCTTATCAACGAACTCTGAAATAACAGCGTCAAGAAAGTATACAAGCGTTTCAACAGCATCAGTATCAACGAGCTTATCCCACTTAAGTAGGTTTAAGCTTGAGAGACAGCAAACAAAGCTCTCCGCTGGGTTAGAAGGTAGCATGATCTCACTGCAAAGGTTGCTAGCGTAGATCTTTTCATTTTTATCTTTATAAACATTAGGTGCTTGATTGTTAACGTTATCCTCAAAGAATACATACGGGTAACCAGTCTCAAACCTCTTCTTAATAATAAGTCCCCAAATAGATCTCTTTTCTTTATCACCATCAATCATGGACTTCATCCACTCATCACTGACAGTAACACCAATAGACATATCTTGAATATCATTACCCTCAGATCTAATCTTAAGGAACTCTTCAATATCTGGATGATCAACAGGTAAGTAAGCAGCAAAGGAACCTCTACGAACGTTCCCTTGAGAAACGACATTCATTAGTTTATCGTAAAGTTCCATAAAGTGAACAGCTCCTGTTGACTTACCACCAGTAGAAATAGGAGCACCACGGCCTCTGATATCACCAAAATAACCAGATGTTCCACCACCTTGAGCAGTCATAATACCTACCTCAGCAGTCTTCTCTAGAATGCCTGACATAGTATCAGGTACATAGGAACCAAAACAACTAATAGGAAGTCCACGCTCTCTACCGAAGTTACTCCATACAGGAGAACTTAACGAATAGAAGCCTCTATGCATATAGTTTTCAAACTTATCTGCATAACCTTCAATACCAAGAATCTTCTCAGCATGATCAGCAATATCTCTAATGCGCTGCTCTGGTGTTTCACCTTCCAGTAGATACCCACGTTCTAGAAATTTACGCGAGTCTTTATTAAGCCAGTATATTCTTTTTTTCATAAAATCAGTTAAAATAAATCGTCTTCAGAGAATGACTGGTTCTTCTTGGCATACTCAACTGGTCTACCATGGAAGAAGTCGGTCATAGAGTTACCGTGTAACTCCTCTTCAAACCATATTGTACTGGCTATTTTATCTTTATCAATGTCAAAAACAGGATTAAATCCAATCATTTCAAGTGAATCATTAATTCTACTTCTAACAAACTCTTTCAATACCTCAGCAGATAAACCTTCCTCATCAACACCATTAACCATCCAGTCAATGATCTTAGCTTCCGCCTTAAAGGCTTCTTCTGCTTCATGTGATACACGCTCAATTAACTCATCGTCAATTAAGTCAGGGTACTCTTCACGAATAGTATTAATAAGCTGTGCACCTACCATAGCGTGAATATTCTCTTCATTACGTGTATATTTAACTTGCTGATCAGTATCCTTAAGAACGTTTTTAAATCTTGCAAACCAGTTAATAACGTAAAACTGAGAAAACAAAGATACATTCTCAACGAACAAAGTAAACAAAATAAGAGCATAAAGATACTGCTTCTTACTATCCTTATAGAATCTATGTGTATATTTCTTAAGATACTTAACACGACCTTGAATAAAGTCTAACTTAAGGTTCTCTTCAAATACGTCCTCCATATCAAGCACAGAAAGTAATCTCTCATATGCATTGTTATGAATGACCTCAGTGTTAGCCATAACATATCCAAGGTCCTGCAGAGAAGGGTGTGGGAGATTGTCGCCCAGTTTAGCCCAAAAAGTTTTTACAGCTACCTCGATCTGACCAATAGCACTAAGAGTACGAATAATAATCTCTCTCTCTTGATCAGTAAGGACAACTTTAAACTGCTGTACATCTGACTTAAACCCAAACTCTTTATCAGTCCAGAAGCCATTATGCATTGCTTCAATGAACTGCTCAGTCCATGGATACTGGTTAGGTTTTCTTGAAACCTGCTCTTCAAATATCATTTCTAGTATTCAAGCGGTTAGATGTTCCGATAGTGACTTCTATACCCGAGCTCCTCTTTCGAGAAGAACTAATTTGTTGTAATGATACTCTACTCATGTTCGTGTTTAATTATAATATGAAGAGTAGCCAACTCCAGCTACTCTCTCCAGAAAGTATTTAGTTCAGACTGGCTCGATAGCAGCTGACTTTTTCACCTTTATCAAAAAAATTATGCTTCAGCCACCTTAATAAGAGCACCAGCAAACTTCTTACCAGAACCATCTGCAGGAAATGGTGCAGTTCGGTGCAGCTTTATTACCTCAACAACATCCCATTCTTTACCTCCAAGCTCTAATGTATTACCTGCCCTCTCAGCATTTTCTGCTGCTAGCATAGTTGAGTCAGGAGTTCGCTTTAATGTATATGTACCATCTACATTTACAATAGCTATGGTAAATCTCTTAAATAACGACTTACCGTTTGGTAGATCCTCACCTTCAAGCGCGTCTTCTAGCTCTTGTTCATTTATGGTAATCTCAGGAAACTTAACATGTGCCTCAGCCCTCTTAATAGCCTCAGGATCATACGGCAGTTCACGCTCTTCGTCACTGTGACGTAATCCACACCCCTCATTAAAGAATTGTTTAAAGCTTTTATGTGACATAATAGTATTTATTAACTTTTAGCATAAATATACAAGAATGACTGAACAATTTGATGAAGGTGTTAAAGAGGTAGTACTATCATTACTGGCTCTTGGTGCAGGTGCATATGAAGCAGATTATATTAAGAGTCTGATTGATAGTAAGACTGAACCTATTGAACAGAAGATACAGGCTATAAAGATAGCAGATAATCAAATATCTGATATGAAGTTTGATGCAGCTGCAGAAGAGGTCCTTAAGGATTTAGAGCAGGAGGCTGAGCCGACAGAGCCTGTGCTAGTTAAACCAAAAGTTAAATATGATCTAGATTCACAAGAAGATGATTCATGGAATGAGATGCTAGATGGTGTTAAGCACTTTGAAGGCTTTAGAGCGAAGAAATACGTCTGCTCAGGTGGTAAAGAGACTATTGGATATGGTCATACAGGACCTGCAGTCAATAAAGGTGATATAACTGAAGAGGAAGCTAGTAGTCTTCTTGAGAGAGAATTAAGGGAGACGGAAAAAGTAGTACAGTCTATTGTCAAGGTACCACTTAATAGCAATCAGTTAGCAGCGTTAACGAGCTTTACATATAACTGTGGTAGAGGTGCTCTCAGTCAGCTGGTTGGTAAGCCAGGTAGATTGAACGATGGTAACTACGATAGTGTAAAGGAAGTGCTTCCAAAGTATCGCATAGCGGGTGGTAAGATACGTAAAGGTCTGGTTAGAAGAAGATCGTTTGAGTTGGATCTATGGAATAGTTTATAATATCGATTCATAACGAGTCAAAGAGAGTTAAGGGCATGCTCAATAAAGCACAGGATATTGAGGAAGCAACAATGATATTCTTAACCAAGTATGAAAAGGCAGGTAAACCTTATATCAGTAATAGACTTAAGTACGCTCAGGAAATGGCATCAGTCACTAAACTGTAGTTTTTAGACACGCTTTCCTGAACCCTGTACCGTTTTAGATATATGTATTTGTATCTATGATAGATTTTTCTATGTTTTACGTTTGAGTAGATTATTCAATACCTCTCTAGCGTAAAATAATCTTACATCATCGACAGGTACATCTGACCACCTTGGATGCGATTCTTTTATTTCATGTGCATTTTTATGTGATATATGTAAAGCTTTACATATATTTTCAGAACCTGGCTTATAGTCACTCCCAACAATATCTAAATTTCTAGAACCTTCAAAAACATCAGACTCAATACCTTTACTAAAAATAGGGATCAAAAAATCCTGATCGTGAAATTGATCACGGCCATTTTTCTGCTGCACCTGCTTACAGTAGTTAACAATCAAATCTTCATTCTCAAAGAGAAAATCTACATACTTATACCACCCCGTCTTACTACCCGTTGCAAAGCAGGAGCATGCCTTGTTTAACCAGTGCACTTTATCTTCAGGTGTAAATGGTTCATAACCATTACAAATAACATCATAATCACTAAAAAACGAAGGCTGACTAACTGTTGTAAAGGCAATAATCTCTAATTGTGCTGCAATACAATATGTATTATCAGGTAGCTCAGCTCCTGTAGCTTTTTTATGCACTCTCTGAACGAAAGCATAATAATCATCATAGAGGGGTGATTTCTTCGCATCGTCTCTACCTAATACGATAGGCTCAAACCCACTAGCTTCCCAGCTCTGTTTCCAAACATCAATAAGCTCTGGCTGCTTTTTAAAATTAACATTCTCGTAATAGGTATATATTTTTTCCTTTTCCATTTGTAAATTATTTTGGTATACATATAATATCCGATTGAGCATCTGGACCGTATCTACACACAATCTTATAATCTAAATATTCTAGATAATCGTATAGATGCTGTGGTATACAGTCAAATCTCGACATATGATTCGGATTTACCTCTAAAACTAAAACAGGCTTATTTCTTCTTATTGTTTCCTCAGCGCCCTTTAAGGCAAGGAGTTCATAACCTTCAAGATCCATTTTTATAAGATCGCATCTTGTTAAGCCGAGAAAATCTAGAGGTCTGATGGCAACCCTATCTCCAGACTGTAAATGCGAGGCAGCATAATTATTACACTGAGACATGTCACAAAAACCATCTTTCTCTCCCAATGCCATCATATATTTTTTGGCGTTAGGAGCGTTAATACATAAACAAACAAAAGGAAGCTCGTTAGGTTCAAAGCTGTATACGCATCCCTCCTCACCAACTAACTCGCAATACGCCGCAGAATACATTCCTTGATTAGCTCCACCATCAACAACAACCCCACCTTTAGGTATATAGTCCTTATAAAAAGATAGATGTGGGTGAAAGGCTATTTTTCCATATTCTTTTGCCCATGGAGTAAAGTGCGTATCATCTGTTATTAGAGCGTAGCCGTTCCATATCTCTATCTTATCGTTATTTGTAATCATAATTAAACCTTTCTATTACCCATTTTTCTTTCTCTGCTACCATATCAATAAGTTCTTGTGTATATATATCTTCCTTTATTGTAGATTTAGTTGATTTGTTTGCATGTTTCAAATCTGGTAACTCTATACCAATATCATAACAAAACTCTTCAAACCCGGTCTTAAGATTTTCAAACAAAGTTATTCTATTAAATTGACATTCACTATTTGTATCTAAAAGAAAATGCGCATGCGCTGGTTGTTGTTTTATTAACGTCCGTAAAACCTGTGACGGTGTTTTACACCTAAATAGTTCTGAGGCCATTTTGCCCTGTTTTCTTGCCATATCAGTAGGGTAAGGCGCGCTTTCAGAGTACTCATCAGCTTTCATCTTGTAATATGTAAAAAACGAAAAGTACCTATCCCATGGATTTCTTACAACGGAATATTTATAATATGAATTGAAGCCAAGCCAACCATTTTTGCGAAACCCTTGCTCAATATCTAAAATAGGTGCATGTTGTTTTAGTATATCATCTGAATTATACGGCTTACCTAAAACATCAGTAACACCCTCCATCGAGGTGAGAGTCTCTCTTAGAGACCTTGTCCCTGTTTTCGGTATATCGACTGTAATGAATTTATGTTTATGTGATATTAACATTTGAGTATTTATTATATATTTTATTATCCCACTTACTCTGATTTATAAAAGACCTCTTTGTACTTTCATCGAGAGAATCAAACGGAACATTAACTTTATTATTTGTCTCGTTATAACATGCACCACTACCTGAAATAAGGTTGGTGCTTACATCTATACCGTAGCAATCCTTATACACCTTACAAATACAGCTAAACACATCACCTATATCACAAATTAACATATCATCTAATATTTGACATACTTCTTCAAAGTGTTTCTGCTCTATAGGTATTTGATCTTCGATCCCTAGCAATCCCCTTATCAGCCAGCTACCCTCTAATAATGGTGAGTTTAAGTACTCTAAAAACGACAAACTCTCATAAGCATTGTTTGTAGGCTCGTGATCAGACTGGTTAGATCTTATATAGCTGTACAATGATTGTATACGTTCATACGGCTCTCTCAAGCACATACACTCATATGGTTCGATCTCATCCGGTAGTATATTATAAATATCCTCTCTATAGCTAGTGAAACCTTTATCAACTACAGTCAGAGCAAACGGTATAAAATCATCAAAACTTAAGTTAGATATATCTACGTTGTAAAATGATATTCTAGAATTGCCTAGATTAGCTTGCTTTACATACTCACTACCTAAACATATATTATTTTTCTTATACCCTACGATTCTATAATATGTGTTATTTTTTCTACGTACATCGAGATGATACCATTCCCATATATCCAAACCTGTCTCAGTAATATATTGCCTTAAACACGGTAAGGCAATACTACTGATATATGTTCCAGCGTTTTTTGGTATATGAAAAAACGCTGGTAACTTCTTACTCATCAACTTCTTCACTATTATATTCTATCTTCTCCCCAGTAACATCTTCATAAACTAAACGAGCTAATGAACCATCATTGCAGCCATGTAACAGTACAGCCGTTCCTATATTAACAGGCTCACTAAATGTATATGTCGGGTCAGGCCATGCTTCTCTATCTTCTCCTTGTACAAAATATTTACCAAAGTCATCAAGATACTTGCTATAATTACACGTCCTGAAGCATAGTTGCATGAGCTTGGTATCATGTGCATGCTGCGGAAACTCCCACTGACATAATATATCCCATGCTGTATTTATATTGTTAACCTTCGTCCAAATCTTTGAATATGGTCCCAAGTCAGGTGGATAGATAGCCGCACCAACGAGATGCTGGCATAGTTTGATCATCTCTTGATCACCTGTGGTGGTAGTAGTCCATGACAAGTTACCCATAAATGGCTTACCTTCCTCGTGATATTCAGCTTCAAGCTTATCAGCCCAGTCCTTACATAGAGGTGTCATATCCATCTCTAAGAACAGCCATGGCTTATCTGTATTATTATACTCATCACCCTTTAGATACTTAGCCGTCTCTAACCAATAATGGTTAGGCCCTCCAGGCCAACCGAGCCTACCGTCAATATCAAACGTGTGATGAATCTTACAACCACGTTCAAAGTTATGCTCTATACGTCTATAGGTCTCACGAGCTAAAATATGGTCACGTGGCCTGCTAACTACAACAAGGTCGTGATCAGGGTAGGGTCCAAATAAGTTAAATACACGTACAAAGTCTTCAAGGACTTCGTCATCTGTCTGTGATACAGGTACAACAAGAATCATATATTATATATTAATATGATTCTCTATTTAATCAAGTATATTACTTAACTTTCTTACGTAGCGCGTTGTATGTGTTTTTACCTTTGCCTTGTGATGCTATAATACCATCTTCGAACTCAGACCAATCTTCCTTACTAATAGTCTCAACACCGTCCTTCTTTAGGACATTGTTTACCTTAGTAAGAATTCTTGTAGTAACTGTAAGCTCAGTATCTCCAACAGTAATGTTGTTAGCTTCAGGGTTATAAACGATTACAGCACTACCACATGATAGTGTGTTAACATCCTTTTCTACACTTAACGCTTCTTCCTTTTCAGCTGCAACTTCGATATCAATCCAAGCTGTAGGCTCTCTACGAATTATTGATTTTAGGAATTTAATTATCTTTTTCATATCTACCACTTCTTACATGACCAGTAACCTGCTTTGGTCTTGTCTTTCTTTTGATCACACTTATGTCTAGCTCTGAATGACTTACGTGCACCTGGGTTAGACTTTCTAATACGCATGTTAGGGTCGCCGAAGTTTACCTTCTTAACGTTACCAGTTTTTGGATCCTTAACATATACTTTAAACTTTTTAACATCACCACGAGTTGGCTTATTCAATGTGACTTTACGTCCTCTGTACTCAGCATCCTCTTCTGGAAGCCCAGCAAGTCTCTCCTCAGCATCTTCATTACTCCACTCTTCTTCATCACAATCATGATAGTTAAGAAAGCGCTGTGCTGCTTTGGCTGTATGCGAGCCTTTATCTTTAGTACTGCTCTTTAAGCTCCTGGCCTTTGAACAAGTAATCTTACCTTTAATCTGTCTAGAAAGTATACCAGGGTTAGATGCCTTATGCTTATCTTCAGCATCTTCAGCCTTCTCACATGAACCAGGCTCACCACGCTTCTTACCAGGTACCTTCTTATAACCGTCCCAGCACTTATCATACTTCATATCCTGCACACCCTCAGTGTATAGTTCAGCCATCTCTTGGTATACTGACTTAGGACGTGTAACACTCTCACCGATTGTTGAGAATGCTTTCTCTAAACTGTTAACAGGCTCATCACTGTTCTTATGCTCATATGGCTCTTCCTTCTCAGGCTCTTGCTCCCTAGCATATTCATACAAATCACTAATGATCTTATCCCACTCGTCAGCACTATGATCTGACCAATGATAGCCTCGAGGGCGAAACCCATGAGCATCTTTATATGCATCACTATACTCACTAGCAGCTTCAGACGCTTTGAAATCCTCTAGAGACTTAATTCCATTCATACCAAACTCCTTCAAGTCATCAATAATAGCATCTGTAGCAGGTACGCCATAGAAGACATTCTCACCAGCAGCCTTACGAGCTTCCATCTCTTTAGTAATAGCATCACTCCTATCATCAAGATACTTGCGAATCTCATCTAGTAATGCTTGATCAACATTCTCAGTATAGAGTCTTGCCATAGCCTCGTTGTCTTTCTGAATACTCATAGTATATAGTTATTTATAGCAACAGTATAATAATTTGCAAAAAAAACATAACACCGCCGAAGGCAGCATGCCGCTCACTAAGAGCTCCGCACCGCGGAGCAAAATGCCGCTCACTATGTCGTAGCCTTCCAAACAAAGAATCCAATATACACTGAGACGATAGCACCTAAGAGGAAGTATGTTCTGATCTTATACTTCTTAGTAATCTCATCATTCTCGTCAACATACGCATTATAGAGCTTCTCCATCTTCTTATAGTATGCATCCTCTCTATCAGTGTCATACTCAACGTTCCTATTACGTTCATGAATGTCATCGATAACTTCTTGTAGATCTTTAGTATTAGCCATATACCAATTATATGGTAGTTCCTTTTATAAACAAGAGGACAAAAAAATTCTCTAACACACAGAGGCATTAGAGAATTAATAAAGTCTGATTATTAGTGATGTTTAGTTACCCATTCTACCTTCAAAGGCCTTATGTGCACCTTCAATATGTTGTCTAGTCTCTTCAAATGCTGGATCTTCTACATCTGGATCATCAAAGATCTGTGCAAGTCCATAAAGAAACTCTGACATGTCAACAGCATCTAATTCACCAACACTTGCTATAAGTTGAAAGATCTCAGGATTCTCTGCATCTTCTGACTTACTAGCTTCATGTCTATCTAGATCATCCTGTGACTCAGGTAACTCACCGTGTGCTGCAAGATACTCTGCATCCTTGTCTTCTCCGTCTTCGTAACTCTCAGTGATTACCTTACTTGCTAATGATGCTAGATCATCTCTATCCTTACCCCATGTATTGTGTTGCATGTTATTATTTATGTTAGATTGTTTAAATTTAACTTAATCTAT